ATCAGTAAAAATTATCTTTTTCATTCAAATTGAAACCAACCGGTTGCAATATATTTTTCATGTTCTTTTGAAATTTGACCTTTATGGGTATGGGTCCAATAAGCTGGCCATATGGTTGTCAAACCTTTGACAGCTGGTAATTTAATATTTTGATATAAAAATTCTGTACCACCATTAGGCACATCATTCAAATAAGTCATATAAACTAAATATCTTTTTAATAATGTTTTATTACCATTTTCAAAATGCCACGCTTTGTAACCACCACCTGGAGCATAATATTGTATATTTAAACTCTCACCTATACCAAACTTAGGCACATAATCTGCATATGGATATTTTTGTAAATATCTTTTTAAACATCTAAATAAATACTCACAATATTTGTTAGATGCATCAATTTTTTCTAAATCTTGTGGTTTTATACAGACATCTATGGAATCTTTTATGCTTTTATCTACAAATGATTTATCACCTTCACACTGAAATCCTTGCACTTTATCTTGTGAGTTTTTATGATATTGAATTAATTCATCACATACAGATTCATCAATAGTCCAAGCACCAATCAAAGAATTATGAGGTATCATATATTCTTGAATATAATTTTTTAATTGATTATCCATTCTCCTGTGATCTGTCTATTTGTGCATAACTTATAATACCCTGCAACTCACCAGCAGTGCCAGCTGTCATCTTTAAGATATCACTTTCTTCTAACACAAGTGTCTGTGTTATAAGATCTTTTGTGGTTGAAGCGGGTATGGGATTACCACTAATTCTAAAACTAGCTGTTGCAGAAGTGTCAGTTACTTGCACAGATAAATTAATTGGATTAGATGAAGTGTTATCTATTTGTATTTGTTTTATTAAAATTCTTGCATTATCAGGTGCAGTTAGAACTGATGTTGTTCCAGTGCTTGATAAATTTATTCCAGCATTTTTATATTGTATTGTCATAATAAAAACCAACTAAAAGTATCTTGTTCATTTTTAAGTTCTTGTTGATACGATGTGTTTAACTTATCTTGCATCGTACGTAAAGACTGATTTATTTGTCTTTGGTTTTCTTCAGTATACTCTGGTGATGGTTCAGGTATAACAATATCAACTCTAGCCATTATAAATCCATGTAGTCAGATGCAGCTCTACCAGTTACTCCAGTGTTACCACCCCGTCCTCGATCTTGAGCTGTAGGTTGATTAGATCCAAAGTCACCTTTGTCAATTCTTTGTTGTAAGTCTGTAGTAGATTCTCTATTTATTCTAGCATTCATACCCCTGTCGGCAATTTTGTTTTTTACTGCAGCTATACCGGTCAAGGCTATTGCTGGCACAGAAACGCTTTGCATAATACCACCAAGTACAGGTATTTGATTTAATATGCCTAAATTGTTAATACCTGCTTTTCTTGCTGCAAAATCAATAGCTTTGTTTCTTACAATATTTTTTGCCATTTCTTTTACTCCACCTACCGGTGGTCTTTGTGGAAAAAGACTCATAGAAGCATTATTCATGGGTGCAATACCAATATCACTAAAAGAGGGTTGATAAGATTGAAAATTTTCATTCATTCTTATAGCATTTATTTGATCTTGTATCTGTTGTTCTATTGGATCCATTATCCCCTCATGCCATCTGGTTGAATATCAGCTCTAAAAGTTCCGTATCTCCAACTTTCATCAGTTGAAGTATTAGCTATTTTTAAACTTGCAAATCTTGTTCTTGCTCTGGTATCAACTTTACTTGTTGAATTAGTTATAGTAAATGGTCCAAGGGGAGATGATACAGATGTGTTAGAAGGAAAATCTTTTAAGTTGATTGTAACTTGTGCATTACCTGTAATTAATTTAAAATCTGGAACAAATCTCCTCATGCTCATAAAAAATTGACCATTACCCTCTATATCTAAATCAAAATCTCCTGATTGAATAAAAGCAGGTATGGCTGTTTTGTTACCCTCAGCGTCTACTTGGTTATTACCTACCTCATGTTCATAATATATTGTAGCACCATTTATATTAGTAACACCTTGTATAGTTGGAAAGGTCGGCACAGCAGTTGAGTTAAATTCTGTAGCATATGGATTGTCATATAAATTTGCATCCGCGTAAGTAGTTCTTGCTAAGGATCCTGTAGTCCAAGCACCACTTTGATAATTGTATGTTACGCATCTATCAATAAGTGAACTGCCTGATTTAGGATAAAACCAAACTACTTCTTCATATAAAGTATACAAACCTGCATAGACTGATTCACCATTTTGGTAATTTATTCCAAGATTATCTCCATCAGTTGTAAAGACAAAGTCCTCTACTAAACAAGGCAACGCTTTTACTGTACCATCATAAACGAAAAAGCCACCAGCTTCACCCATCCAATATACAGCTCCGTTTACATATTTTATTGAATGTTGTCCTATTGCACCACAATTACTTCCCACTTGCCTAATTGAAAATGTAAATGGTGGTCCAACAAATTGTATTACGTAGGCAGCAAGATCTGTTAAAACAAATATATAATCTTTACCTTTTACTGCCCCTACTATTTTAGTACCTGAATCTAATCTAAATGTACCTGCTGTATTTACAGATGTAGGTGTGTAGTCACTAATGTTTTCTTGATCTGAAAACCTAATAAATAATTTATCTTGAGTGCCAGGAGATCCTATGGTTGTTTCTGTTCCTAACATTAACAAATGTCTATCTCTATCTGAAACCATAGACATTACAGATGCAGTAGGTGCATTACTAATTACAACTGCTCTAGTAGTCAAAGCATTAGAGTTTGCATTAATAGGATTCCAAGAAAATGATCTTCCGTTTTTTACTGTAGCTATAAGTTGTTGTCCAAAATTATCAAGAGACCAAGATGCAGGATCGATCGTTAAAGTTTGTGATAATGAGGCATCACCCCAACCAGTAAAATATTCTACGCCTGCTCCACTTGAATGAGCAGATCTTGTTCCTGCTGAAGCTCTTGTAATACCAGTCAAATCATTACTAGAAATACCAGTGTAAGAAATAAATTCAGCTCCTACTTTTATAGTACCGGATGTTGGAAATCCTGTGGTAGATGCTAATGTTATTGAAGTGCCTGATCCACCAGTTCCTGCAGTGTCGTCTAACAAAGCACCATTCAAAGTGCTGAACAATTGTTGACCTCCACCCCAAAGTCCTGTGCCCCAACCAAAACCATAAGTAAAACCTAAAGCTCCTGGTTTAATATACGGATTAACTACAGCTGATCCACTGCCATTTACAGTTGTGCCTGCAGCACTTGCCATAGTAATTGTAAAATCATCACTTGATGGAACAGATATTACTTCAAAAGTATTAGTTTCAAAATCTGATGCAGAGTATCCCGCTCCTGTTGGTGGCGTTACAGAGGTAAACGTAAATAAATCTCCAGCTTCAAGACCATGTGCAGGTTTATTTACACTTACAGTAGCTGATGTGTTAACAGTATCAAAGGTACACGATGTAAGAGCTGTATCTAATGGAGTAATATCATAAAAAGCTCCTTCATAATAAACGACTAAAAGTTTATTTGTACCGATTGCAGCGTATCTTCTTCCATCTAAATCTGCCCAAATAAATTGTTCACGTGCTGCACCCACTAAGGTGTTACTAAGTAGTTGTTGCCAACCACCAATTTTTTCTGGTAACCCATATCTGAATCTAACAAAATCACCATCTACCCATTGACCCTCTGCTCCTACTTCAGTGACTTGTTTGTTAAATCCAGGTTTAATTATTACGTTTGTTAAAGGCATGCGTAAGTATAACAGATAAATTACTTACCTTCAATTTCATCAGTATTAAAAGTCTGTTTATTCTGTATATCTTTACTAAAATACATTTGCCAATCGTGCACTATTTTCATAAGCCAATTACCCATATGTTTCAAAGATTCTGGTGACAAATACAATTCTTTTTTTTCGTTTAATATTTTTATTTCTGCATCACTGAATTGCACTCTACAAGATCCGTCTTTTTTATTTTGTAAAAATTTCATATTTACTCCTATATTTGTTTACCAATTCCCCAATAAGGTCGTCTATCTCTATAATGAGAAGCATGTTTGCCATCTTTATCTACATAATGAAGAAAACATTGAGCATACCAATCACCCTCAAATTCTTCTCGCCAATGGTCTACTTCTTGTCCTAAATAAATTACAGCATCTCCTTCTTCTAAATGTAGTGGTTGTCCATCAGCAAAAAAAGGCCACGGAGTTTTATCACTCCCTATATTTACAGTTGCACTAATTTCACATGAAGGTCTGTCTGTATGTTTTTTAAGTTCAGAATATTTAGTATACATTCTCCAAAAAGAATATGTTGGTAATAATTTTTTACCAGTTTCTTTTTCCATTAAAGATATTTTTTTTAACAAAATAGTTTCTGCAAGTGGATCAGCATAAAAATAAGTATCCATAGTGCCTTTCATTTGTTGATTATCAAAACTATCACTATTAGTCCGATGTTTCATCTCACAATATATATTTAGTATATCTCTTTCATCTTGAGTAAGAAAATTCTTAACAAGTTTATATTTAAAATCTTTTCCTATAATGCCCATGATACCATTGAATACCTTGTTCCAGATGTTACAGATTTTACCGCATGTGGATATAAAAAATTACTTGGCCACACTAATACACGATTTGCTTTTTTTTCAACTACACTTGTGCCTTCTTTATTAGGAGTTCCAAACACTAATTCTCCTCCTTCATAATCTTCGTTTAATAAAAAAATACAACTTAAAGTTCTTGGGCACGCAGTTGCATGATCGATGTGAAAATCGTAATGCCCGTTATTTCCATATTTTAATACTTGTATTTCTTGAAGTTTTACACTCATTTGTATTTGAGTATCGTTGATATATTTATCAATAAAAAATTTAAACATATTAGCAAATACATTACACCAATGAACGTTTGTCAAAGATTTTTCTTCTTCACCATTTTGAAGTAACCAATACTCAGTATCTCTAATTTTTTTATCTACTACAGATTGAGGTTCCCCACCATAGATTTTTGCGTTGCTAAAATGTTTAGATTGTGCACAAATTTTTAAAAATTTTTTGAGCACAGAATCTGGTATGGCGTTATCGTAAATTCTAATATAATGATTTAAGGTGTTTAACTCATCAAGAGTA